GGCATTGAACACAAGCGTTGGAAGATCGTGTACGACAAAAGTGGCAAGGAGAAAGGCCGTGAGCTCGTCACTGAGGAGTTGTATGCTGACTTCCCTACCCGCCTTGACGCTGCGAAAGCAGCTGCGCCGTTCTACGCACCTAAGCTCGCCACTCAAACCGTCTCAGTAACCAACACCTCCGACGCGGTGGCTGACACGCTCAAAGAGATCGCCAAGGTGCTGCCGGTATGACCGCTAAGGACCTCACCATCGTGGTGGCAATCTGCATTGCGCCGGTTAATCCAGCCCTGGCCGTGCTTCTTTTACTGGCTGCCCAGCTGTGACGATCGCGCTCGCCCATCAGAAGGACGTGGATCGCTGGTATCCACTGACTGAGCACGATGTGCAGACCGAGCTGGTTAATGACCAGGTGCGCTTCAAGGTCGTCCCAGCCGGCCGCCGATCAGGGAAGACCGAACGTGCCAAGCGCTTCGTCGTGCGTGAGGCATTCCGCGAACCTGGCCCATACTTCGTCGCAGCTCCCACACGGGACCAGGTCAAGCGCATTTACTGGCAGGACCTTAAACGGTTGTGCTTCACCTCCGTGCTGGGCGACCGCGCCGTCAGTGAGTCGGAGCTGCAGATCAGATTGCCCAATGGCAGCACGATCAGCCTCATTGGCCTGGATCAACCGCAGCGCATGGAAGGTGTACTATGGATTGGCGGCATCATCGATGAGATTGCTGACGTGCGCGAAGGCGCGTGGCAGGAGAACATCTCGCCCGCCCTCGATACGTTCAACCCGCAGCGCCCAGACTACCGCCCGTGGTGCTGGTTGATCGGCGTGCCTGATGGTCTCAACCACTACTTCGAGATGGCTGAGTACGCGAGGACCGCACAAGATCCAGATTGGAAGCTCTACACCTGGAAGTCAGCTGACATTCTCCCACCGGACGTCATCGAAGCTGCTAAGCGCCGCATGTCGCCACGTCAGTACCGACAGGAATACGAGGCCAGCTTCGAGACTGCCTCAGGCCGCGTCTACGAGGACTACAGCCCAGCGAACTACACGACTGAGACCATTAAGCCCCATGAGCAGCTGATGTGGCACCACGACTTTAACTTCACGCCCATGAGCTCAGGCATTGGGGTGCGTCGCGGCAACGACTTCCTGATCTTGGACGAGATCATCCTGACCAGCGCGACCTCACGGCAGTCGGCTCTTGAGTTCGTGGAGAAGTTCAAGTCGCATCAGAATCGCAAGGTCATCGTGTATGGTGACCCAGCAGGACGTGCCGGTGAAAAGCACGGACATGCCTCGGACTACACCGAGATGGAGCAGGTGCTGCGTGCCAACAACTGGGTGGTCGAGCGCAAGGTGAAGCTCGCGGCGCCCGCCATTAAGGACCGGCAGAACGCTGTGCGAGCCAAGATCTGCAACGCCAAGGGCGAGGTCAGCCTGTTCGTGAATACCAAGCTGGCTCCGTATGCACATAAAGGCTTGGCCACGGTGCAGATCAAGAAGGGCAGCACCTTCCTCGAGGAAGACAGCGACTACCAGCACATCACCACGGCCATCGGCTACTGTGTGGACCATGAGTGGCCAATCACGAGCAAGCAAGTTGTCAAGGTCGATCCGATCGCAACTGCCCACCACTTCAACAAGAAAGGTTAGACCATGGCACGTATCAGCCAAGCTCAGCATCTCGCGAACATCCATGCCGAAGCATTGGCCGAGTTCGACACCATCCAGTCTGCCCTGCGTGACGAGCGACTGCAGTGCCTGCAAGATCGGCGTTTCTACTCGATCGCAGGGGCCCAATGGGAAGGCGCATTGGGCGAGCAGTTCGAGAACAAGCCGAAGTTCGAGGTCAATAAGATCCACTTGGCCGTCATCCGCATCATCAATGAGTACCGAAACAACCGCATTACCGTCGACTTCGTCAGCAAGGAAGGCGCTGAGCACGACAAGTTGGCTGACACCTGCGACGGCCTGTACCGCGCCGACGAGCAGGACTCGGGCGCCGAGGAGGCTTATGACAACGCCTTTGAGGAGGCAGTTGGTGGCGGCTTCGGCGCGTGGCGGCTTCGTGCGGCCTATGAGGATGATGAGGATCCGGAGGATGAGCGCCAGCGCATCCGCATCGAGCCCATCTTCGATGCCGACAGCTCGGTGTTCTTCGACCTGGGCGCCAAACGCCAAGACAAAGCCGATGCCAAGCGCTGCTTTGTGCTTACCTCGATGGCGCCTGACGTCTACAAGGAGGAGTGGGGTGACGATCCCGCCACGTGGCCGAAGGAGGTTCACCAATTCGAGTTTGACTGGCTTACGCCGGACGTGGTCTTCGTTGCCGAGTACTACCGCGTTGAGCTGAAGTCTGAGACCGTGCAGATCTGGCAGGACCTCGACGGTGAGGAGAAGCGCTACACCAACTCTGACTTCGATGAGGATGAGGAGTTGGAAGCTAAGCTCACTGCGGTGGGCACCAAGAAGATCCGTGAGAAGAAGATCAAGACCCGTCGCGTCCGCAAGTACATCCTGAGTGGTGGCAAGGTGCTCGAGGACTGCGGCTACATCGCCGGCAAGTGCATCCCCATCGTGCCCATGTACGGTAAGCGCTGGTTCGTGGACAACATCGAGCGCTGCATGGGTCACGTGCGTCTGGCCAAGGATGCTCAGCGTCTGGCCAACATGCAGCGCTCGAAGCTCGGTGAACTCAGCGCCTTGAGCTCAGTGGAGAAGCCCATCCTCACTCCGGAGCAGGTGGCTGGCCATCAGCTGATGTGGTCTGAGGACAACATCAAGAACTACCCATACCTGCTGGTCAACCCCATCACCGATGCCAATGGGAACCAGATGGCTTCAGGTCCGATTGGTTACACCAAGCCGCCTGCCATTCCGCCTGCCATGGCAGCGCTGTTGCAGATCACAGAGCAGGATATGCAAGACCTCCTGGGCAACCAGCAGGCTGGTGAGCAGCTGCAGCCGAACATCAGCGGCAAGGCTGTTGAGCTGATCCAGAACAAGCTGGACATGCAGACATTCATCTACATGAGCAACATGGCCAAAGCAATCAAGCGCAGCGGCGAGATCTGGTTGAGCATGGCCAAGGACGTGTTGGTCGAGGACGGGCGCAAGATGAAGTTCGTCGGTTCACAAGGCGAGATCAAGTCCGTGGAGCTGCGCCGCCCAGTTGTGGGAGAGGAGGGCGAGACCGAGGTGGAGAACGACCTGGCCGAGGCCAAGTTCGACGTGGCTGTGGAGGTTGGGCCGTCCAGCTCCAGCAAGCGGGCCGCTACCGTGCGCGCTTTGACCGGCATGACCTCGATTACAGACGACCCGGAGACCCGTCAGGTGCTTGGCGCCATGACCATGATGAACATGGAAGGCGAGGGTATCAGCGAGGTCCGTGACTATTTCCGCAAGAAGCTCTTGAAGATGGGCGTGGTCAAACCAACTGAGGACGAGGCCCAGCAGCTGGCCGAGGCAGTGGCTAGCGCCAAGCCTGATCCCAACACGGTGTACTTGGAGGCCGCGGCAGAAGAGGCCCAGGCCAACGCCACTCAGGCCCGCGCCAAGACCGTGCTGACGGTGGCCCAGGCTGAAGAAACCAAGGCCAAGACGATCAAGACCATGGCTGATGTGGATGCCTCGGAGCAGCAGCAAGCCATGGAGGTCATCCAGACGTTCGGAACCGGTGTGGAACCGGCGCCTATATCACAAATTCCAGCTTCACAGTAAGATAGCAGGCATGCGGTTCCCACCCAGCCGCTTCCATGGGTGAGTTTGATGGGGTTGAACATGGCAAAACAGGCAGAAGGTCAGGCAGCGACAGAAGACGAGGTGGTAGTGCTGGATGATGCAGCGCAGGGAACTGAGGTCGAAGGCAGCGAAGCTGCTACCGCGACCGAGGACCAAGCAGCTGGCACCCAGGGCGAAGCTGAGTTGGATGACGTGGTCGTGACCATTGGTGAGGAAGCGCCGCCCACCGAAGAAGAGACACCGGCACCTGAATGGGTCCGTGAACTGCGCAAGAATCATCGCGAGCTGGTTCGTGAGAATCGTGAGCTGAAGGACAAGCTGAACACCACATCGACTGCTGAGACCAAGCCGGCAGCGCTGGGACAGAAGCCCAAGCTGGAAGACTACGATTACGATACGGAGAAGTTCGAGCAGGACTTGGCGAAGTGGTATGACCGGAAACGGGCGCACGACAACGCTGTTGCTCAGGCCGAAGCCGCTCAGAAGGAGCAGCAGAAAGCTTGGCAGGCTAAGCTGGACAACTACGGCAAAGCGAAAGCTGAACTGAAGGTGAAGGACATGGAGGACGCCGAGGCCACCGCCACGGAAGCTCTCAATGTTACCCAGCAAGGCATCGTCCTGCAAGGAGCTGAGAATCCGGCTCTGGTAATTTACGCGCTGGGCAAGAACCCGAAGAAGGCCAAGGAGCTCGCGGCCATAACCGACCCCGTGAAGTTTGCTTTCGCGGTAGCTAAACTGGAGACTCAATTGAAAGTGACCAACCGCAAAGCAGCCCCACCGCCTGAGAAGACCGTCCAGGGAACTGGCCGAGTCGCTGGCGCGGTGGACTCAACCCTCGAACGGCTGCGTGCTGAAGCTGAGAAGACTGGTGACTTCACAAAAGTCACAGCCTACAAACGGCAGAAGCGCCAGGCCACCACCTGATCTAATTTCAAAGGAACTACATCATGAAAAATGTTTCACTGTACCTCAAGGCCGTCTTGGTCTTCATGCTCGAGCCGCTGTTCCAGCTCATCACTCGCCACATGCAGCGCAGCGGCCTGATTCTCGGCGCCAACGCGTTCAGTAAGGAAGAGCGCGTCGCGTTCGAGGACATCCTCGAAGGCTTTCAAGACGCCCTCGTCCTCTCCCGCAACGTCGCGGTCTTCAACACCGACCAGACGATGATGGAGCGCACCAACAACACGATCTGGCGTCCGCAGCCCTACGTTGCCCAATCCTTCAGTGGTACGGATCAGACCGCCAACTTCGGCGACTCGACCCAGCTCACCGTGCCGGCCACCATCGGCTACAGCAAGTCGGTGCCCTGGATCATGACCGCCACCGAGCTGCGCGACGCGCTCCAAGAAGGCCGC